TACAAGACTTAAATAAATAAAAATTAATAAATAAAAAACAAAAATTATGGCTCAACCAACAGTAACATCAAACTATGCAGGAACGGCAGCTGGATTCTACATCAGTGCAGCTTTAGCACAAGCAAATTCACTAGACTTCTTAACTATGATGGAAACGATAAAATATAAGTCTAACATTCAAAAAATGGCAGGTGCATCTTTAGTAGCAGACGCTACTTGTGATTTCACATCAGCAGGTACTTTAGCATTGACAGAAAAGGTATTAGAACCTAAAAATCTTCAAGTTAATGTAGATTTATGTAAGAAAAATTTACTTGATAGCTTTGAAAGTTTACAAATGAGAGCAGGAGCAGGCGCACCACCTCCTGCATCTTTTGATGACTATGTAATCTCTTATATGGGAGAAATTATTGCAGAAGCAACAGAAGAAAGTGTATGGAAAGGAACGGCAGTAGCAGGGAAATTCAATGGATTTGTTGGAGCTGCTACAGGTCTTTTATTACCAGGTGTTGACGCAACAGTTGTTCAAGCAGCAGGAACAGCAGCAGCTTTTTCAGCAGCTAACATTATTGAAAATTTACAAACAGCAGTTGCAGCTATTCCTACAGCAGTGTTAGGAAAAGAAGACTTACACATCTACATAAACCAAAAGTCTTACAGATACTACATCTCTGCAATTTCTACTTTAGGATATGTAAACGCTTACAATATGCAAGGTGATTACCTTCCTGTATTTGAAGGAATCAAAATTGCAGTATGTAACGGAATGAAAGATAACGAAATCGTAGTAGCTGAAAAGTCTAACTTATTCTTTGGTACGGATTTGATTTCTGATGCTACTAGAATCAATTTGATGGATATGGCTGCTTTAGACGGAAGTGACAATATGAGATTAGTTGCTCGTTACTCTGCAGGAGTTCAGACAGGAGTTGGAGCTGATATCGTAAGAGTATCTTAACAAATAAATAATACGGAAGTGAGGGGGTAAAACCCTTCACTCCCTTAACCTAAAAAATAAAAAACAATGGCTTGCGGCTTAATAACAAGAGGGAGGGGACTCGATTGCTCACGCGTTTCCGGCGGAATTAAATTCGTTTATTTCGGAGTTTATGACCAATTTGAATCACCAATAGAAACAGCAGGAATAGTTGTAGTAGATGAAGAAGTAACTGATATAGATATGTTAGTATCTGCAACACAAAATACTCTTTACAGATATACTATGCCTTTAGGCGTAGCTAGTCTTACAGATACAATCGTAGGTAGTCGTGAGAACGGAACTGTTTATTATCAGCCTAGTTTAAATATTATTCTTAACAGACTTACAAAAGAAGACCAGAACCAAATTAAACTACTTGCAGCTACTAAGCTTGTATGTTTTGCTCAATTAAATGCAACTTTACCTTCAGGAAATGATGTCATTGTTGCTTTAGGAGTTACTAATGGAATGGAACTTAATGCAGGTACTATGGATTCCGGAGCAGCATTCGGAGATAGAGGAGGATACACTCTTACTTTTGACGGAATGGAAAATAAGCCTTTCCCAATGGTAGCAGACTATCCTTCTGCAACAGGGCCTTTCACAAATGCAGCATTTGAAATTGGTACAATAATAACAACAGGATAATCTTATCTGTTTTCTTATAATCTTAAAAGGGTAGCTTAACGGTTACCCTTTTTTTACACTTAGTGAGGGTGGTGCAGTTCGGCTGTATATAGAGAAATCTAGCGTTCACTATGGGATTGAGGTTGCTTTGGCAGCCTTTTTCCTTTATTTACCAAACAGAAACAGACTTTTTCTATTATATACTATGATACAAGGTTTTACTCAATCAAATATACAAGCTTACCTAAATACTGAAGATAATAGAATAGATACAACAGCAGCGACTTCTAAAATTAGATTTTTAATTAAGTTAATTAATGATATGAATGGTGATGTAGAATATTGCTATCCATCAATGGGTAAAGGTATATTACCTAGATATACTGAAATGCTTTTCACTTACAATGTAGCTCCTGATAGATATGCAGGAACTATAAATCTTTTACCTGCTGGACATTGGAAATATGAAGTCTATGAAATAGTATGGATAGAACCACCTGTAGTTTCTTTTGGTAAAGCTCCTGCAACTGAAACTGATATATTACCTGTATCAAATACTAATGGAATAGTAAAAGGACTTGTAACTAAAGGAATTCTTAATCTTACAGAAAGTAAAGGTACACAACAAGTACAATACACTCAAAACGAATCTCCTGATAGTCCAAATTATGTATGGTATGGAACAGACATAGTTGTATGGAATCCTGCAGATGAAACTTCTATGATTGCTTGGTATAAAAACAAAGCAGGAATAACTTTAGATGGAAATGGTAATGTTAGTGAATGGAAAGATAGTTCTGCTAATACAAATAATATGTTGCAAAGTACAACATCACAAATGCCTTCATACACAGAAAGTACAGGTGGAGTTATTTTTGATGCTCTTGACTTTTTAAAAGCAGGAGGAAATATTAAAATAGATAATGAATTTACTGTAGCATTCAAAATAAAGGCTAATACTTATAACGGAAATATATTAACTGATGTAACAGGAGCTGTAGGTCAGACAATGGTAAAATTATCAGATATTGACACACTATCTGCATCCAATTCAGCAGGGTTAGAATCTATTCTTAATACAACTACAGGGAATTGGAATGATGCTTATGTAGTTATTACAAGAGATTCATCCAATTTAATATGTTTGACTGTAAATGGAGTAGCTCAAAATTGCGTAGCAATACCTGGTTCTGTTTTATATGGTACTTTAGGTTCTCAAGCAGAAGTATCAGATAATTTTGATGGTAGTTTATTTGAATTACAAATATATGATTCTACTTCACAAGCATTGACAGATAACATAAACGAAAGACTTTTAAACTTATAAAATGGATAAAATTTTAAGCATCGATTTAAGCACTTCAACATCTCCTTTAGTACAAGAAGTAAGAGGAAAAGATTGGATTGAGTACGGGGACGCTAATGGCGAATGGAGAAACCTCTACCCTCAGTTTTTAATTGACCTTTACTATTCAAGTTCAATAACGGCTGCTATCGTAAACGCTACTGCAGAAATGATTAGTGCTGAAGACTTAGTTATAACAGATGAAGAAGATAGAGATGAAGAAGCAAGAGTAAAGTTACAGAACTTTATGAACAATGCTAATGGAAACGAAACGCTTCACGAGGTATTAAAAAAGGTAGCCTTTGACTTTAAGCTACAAGGAGCGTTTGCTCTTAATATAGTATGGTCAAAAGATAGGACTCAAATAGCTGAAGTCTATCATATCCCAGTCGAGAAAATTAGGTGTGAAAAACCTGATGAATTTGGAAAGACTAGAGGTTACTATGTTTCAGGCGATTGGGCAAATACAAGAACGAACAAACCATATAGAGTTCCTGCTTTTAATGTTAATGACAGAACTTCTCCTAATCAAATAATTTATACAGGGCTTTACAGTCCTAATATGAACTCTTATTATACGGCTGATTACATTTCTTGTAATAATTGGGCGTTAATAGATTCAAAAGTTTCTGAGTTTCACCTTAATAATATATCTAACGGATTCACGGGGTCATTTATGATATCCTTTGCGAATGGTATTCCGACGGCTGAAGAAAGAAACCAGATAGAAAGAAGCTTAGAAGATAAATTTACATCTGAAAAGAATGCAGGCAAGTTCGTTTTGACGTTCTCAGATGATAAAACTAGAGTACCTGAAATAACTTCAATTAGTCCTTCTGACTTGGATAAGCAGTATTTGGCACTTCAAGAACTACTTACTAGCAACATCCTCTCAGGTCATAGGGTGACTTCTAAGACACTTATGGGCTTGGATAGTGCTAATGGGTTCTCAAGCAATGCAGACGAGCTAAACGCAGCTTCTAATTTTTATAAAAATACAGTAGTTGTAGGATTTCAAAATCAAATACTTAAAGTATTGCACAAGATATTTCAAGTAAATAATATGGATATGCCTGTTCAATTCGTACAGCTTAAACCTATAACTATTAAGTTTACAAATCAAGATTTAGCAGGAGTACTTACTTCAGACGAAATAAGAGAAGAAATGGGTTACGCCCCGTTAGATGTTGATGTAGATGTTAGAGAGGACTTTTCAAAAGTTGGAATGATAGATGGAAAGCCTGTTTTTGATACTATAGAAGAAGCCTTAGCGAGTGCAAAGACTTTAGGGTGTGAAGGGTATCATACGCACGATTATGAAGGCAAGACGGTTTATATGGCTTGTGAAGGTCATCAAGAAGCTACAGAGCTTTCAAAGTTCATTGAAGAATTTGGAGAAGATATGTCAGATGAATGGGAATTAGTAGAAGAAGAAGTTGTTGATGGAGAACATCAAGACTTTAACTATGAAGAAGTATTAAACGATATAGCAGGGGAAAAGATAGAACTAGCTTCAACAGGTAGAGCAATTCCAAGTCGTAAGTCTGAGCAAGATGGTATCTCTAAAAAGTCTTATGATTACTTTAGAGTTCGTTATGTTTATTCTCAAGACAATTTCTTAACTAATAAGTCAGGAACTAAAAGAGAATTTTGCAGACAAATGACAGGTCAAAATAAACTATATAGAAAAGAGGATATTTTAAATATGACTACAAAGGCTGTTAATCCTGGATTCGGTAAAGGAGGTGCTAATACTTACTCAATTTGGCTATATAAAGGAGG